AAGTCTCCTGAAGGCAAACTTGTTACACCAGAGGGCAAAGAATATGAAGGCGATACGTCAAATCTTGTCGAAACTGATTCTAACATTGTCATGGTGTCTGCTGAGATTGAGCGCAAGGTTGACGAAAAAGCGATCCTGGAGATTGTTCAATACAACGATTATCTTTGCTCTGATGCCAGAACCGAAGCAGAAGTAGAGTGGAGAGCAAGACGAGCTTTTGTTAGTAGAGAAAAAGCTACTAGCATGTTCGGTCCTGAAATAGCAGAGACTTTAAGCTATACTAGCTATCCTGAAGTAATAAAGAAAAGCATACGGCGAAGAGACGATAAGTATGAAGGAAAGGCAGAGCTGTACGAAATCTGGTGCGAAGAAACAGATACAGTCTATTGGATGTCCAAAGATGGAGAAAAAACTATCATTGAGGCAAGCAAGCCAGCAATTAAGTTTGAAAAGTTTTATCCTTGTTCAGTTATCACTCAGTCTGATGACCCCGACTCTGTTATTCCTGTTTCCGATTATACTCATGTTCGTGACCAAGTTCTCGAAGTAGAAAGATTAACAACTCGTATTCATGCCGTTACACAAGCAATACGGACTAATAGTGTTTATGACAGCACTTTAGGAGACCAAATCGAGCAATTACTTACTGGTGACTTAAAACTAATTCCTGTCACTAACTGGCCTAGCTACAAGCAGCGTGGCGGTCTTTCTAACGGTGTTGAAGGGTTTAACATTGAGCCATACATAAATGCGTTACAGGTTCTTCAGGCAGCAAGGCAAACAGCTTTAACGCAGCTTTACGAGACACTAAAGGTTTCGGATCTATTGCGTGGAACTTCGGAACAATACAAATCGGCAACGGCAAATAGACTAGAAAACGCATGGTCTAGTATGGGACTTGTCGTTAGACAGAATATGTTCTGTAAGTTTATTTCTGATTCTGTAGCAAACCTAGCTACAATTATCGCCGAGCAATTTGAAGAGGAAACGTTGCTCGATATTGGTAATTTACCAGAATTAATATCTCCTCTCATACAGCAGCCACCTGAGCCTGTCGAGGCGGCCCCAGAAGGCATGGGATCTCCCACCGCTGAGACGGCAGCGCCTATGCCAATGCCAGCTCCACCGTCACCAGAGGAACAGATGATGCGGTATGGGCAGGAGATAATTGGTGTTTTGCGAGATAACAAGCAAAGAAGCTATCGCATCGAGGTTAGTACCGATTCTATGGTTGCCGTAGATCAGATGCAGCAACAACAAGAAGGTATGCAGCTTATTCAAACTACAGGTGCTTTCTTTGACCAAATGAGAGGATTAGTAGAGCAATATCCGCCTTTACTGCAATTTTCCATGTCACTGTTTCAGAATATGATAAAACGCTTTAAGGGCGGTAAGGAATTAGACGCAATCTTTATGGGTGCGTTTGAGCAGCTCGGCGAGATTATGCAAGCCAAGGAGGAAGCAGCAAAACAACCACCTCCACCAGATCCAACAATGATGGAAATCCAAGGTAGGCTGCAAATTGCACAGATTGAGGCAGAAGCTAGGATGGCTGCTACTCAAATGGAAATGCAGGATAAGAGCGTTAAGAATCAAATCTCAATGCAAGAGCAACAGCTAAAAATGCAGCGTGATCAATTAGCAGCGCAATTAGAAGTGCAAAAGTACCAACTTGAAGAGTACATAGCACAGCAAGAAATAGCGATAAAACAACAAGAGATCCAAGTTAAATCGCAACAAGTGCAAGTAAATATGCTTGAAGTGCAAGCTGACTCATCTAATGAATCAACTAAGCAGCAGATTCAGCAAGAAACATCGCAAATGAATCAAATCCTAGAAATACAAAAACTAGAGCTGGAACAGATGCGGATAAAGCTTTCGGAATCTGAGAAGCTGATGGAGGAGCGACGTTTAAGCTCCGAGCAAGAGTTAGACCGAATTAGGTTAGCAATGCAAAACATTACCGAGCAGTCGAAAATGACGGCTGAAAGAGCAGAAGCAGAACGGCCAATTGTTATAAATACTACGCCGCCTATAGAAAATGAGTAGGGCGTTGAAGAATAAAACACAATGATGTAGAAAATAACTACTTACTTGTTGGCAAATAAAAAGATAAATTATACGCAAGTCCAAAAGTGACGAAAAAGCAAAACAATTACAAACTAATTGTATTAGCTAAAGAAAAAAGTCAGGGAGGACAGATGACAAAGTATAAGCTTTATCAATTCTGTAAAACACAAAACAAGGTCGTTCCAGTAGAAGAAGTTGTTCGAGAAAAATACGCAAGAGACTTGTTTATCCAGGATGAGATGGAACCGACCAGGAATCCATTAAACCCAAAAGAAGTATATACAAGCAAGGCAAAATTGCGGGCTGCCTATAGAGCTGCTGGCGCTGTAGAAGTCGGCGATTCATACGAGCGAGGGTATGTGCCAGAAAAAGAATCGGGTTCTTCTGAGCAAGCATTAGTCGCAAAACTAAAAGGTCAAATAATAGATAGGTACAGAAATGGTTGATACCGCTGAAAGCACAGAGATTAAAGTAGAACGAGAGCAAGCTGATGTAAGCATACGAGATGCCCTACAGCAGCAATTGTCGAGTGAGTCTACAAATGAGCCCGATCATGAGGAAGCAGCAGTAGAGGTAGAAAGCGAAGAACAAGAAGCCGAAACTATTGCAGAAGAAGCTACAGAAGCAATCCCCGAAGAGACTCACGCACCACTTGCGCCACCTGCTGACATGAACGCTGTCGAGAAGCAGGCTTTTCTTAATCCAAGTCCAGAAAATAGTCATATCATCCAATCCTATCTTAATCGGAGAGCGTATGAGACACGCACTCAATACGATAAGAAGATGCAAGAGGTTAATCAATTAAAGAATAACCTAAGCAGCCTTCATGATAGCGTAAAACAATATGAAGATGAGTATGCTAAAGAGGGCTATACGATTGCCGACGTAACAAGGCGATCAATTGCATGGGATAGAGCTATGCAAAATAACCCTGTTACTACAGCAAGAGAATGGCTTGAAAGCTATGGATTGACGGTTGATGACTTACTTGATCAAGAAATGGCAGGGCCACAACAACCAGAAATGGCTGCTCAAACCAACTACCTTACCAAAGAAGAGGCAGAGCGCATTGCTGATGAGAAGTTTCAATCAATGCAGAATGACCAGCAAAAAAAGGCTATTGAGTATTACAATCAACAAGTTGTAAACTCATTTACAGCTAACAAACCATTGTTCAAAGATCCTGAAACAGCAGCCCAACTTGAAGCAGAGATGGCCCCTGTAGTTCAGGCTCTTACAAGTACAGGCAAGTACAGCTCCGCAGAGGAAATACTGGAAACGGCCTATAACTATGTGGTTAACGGCAATCCGACTTTCTCCAGCCTAATGTCAAAGATGGCTGCTCAGTCGGCAATGGAAAAAGAGCAAGCCAAGGTAGCTAAAGCTAAGGCGGCGAGCAAATCAATAACTGGCTCCGCAGGTAGTGGAACTCCCAGAATAGAAAGTAAAAATATTCGGGATAATCTACGCCGCCGCATGGCTGGATAGTTGTAAGGTTATCCCGACATTAAAGGGATAATAAAATGGCAAATTTAGAGGAAGCAATTGTAGCGACCTTGTTTGACCAGTCTGATTCCATCGCTGATGAGGTTCTTCACCACAATCCGCTTTTGGCTTCACTGGACGATCAAGGTCTTGTTCGCAAAGTTTCTGGTGGATACGAACTCCGAAAACCCATCATGTATAATGATGCTGCTGTAGGAGGATTCTACCAAGGTTATGATTCGTTTGATCTTTCAGCAATTGATGATGCTACAGCATTTCGATTCGCTATCAAGCAAGTATATGAGCCAGTAGCTATAAGCGGTCGTGAGCGACGAGCTAACCGTGATGAAGCTCAACTCCTAGACCTTGCTGAGATGAAGATGAAGGCAGCTATTTCTCGTTTGAAGAATACTGTTGGAACTTCGCTTCGAGGCGACGGAACAGGTTCTGGTGGACTTGAGTTTGATGGTATTAAGAAAGCAATTTCTACATCTCCATCTTCAGGTACATACGGAACAATTGACCGTTCAACTAACGTATTTGCTCGTAACCTAGCTGTAACAGCTACACTTGACGCTACAAACGTACAAGGCAATGTAACTGATACAATCTCTCAGGTTGTTCGTGGCGATGAGCAAGTTGATCTTGGTCTTTGTGATCGTACAGCTTGGAAGCATCTGCACAGCTCCCTAACAGCTATTCAGCGTATTCAAGCTCCTACTAAGAAAGCAGTCGGTGGTTTCCGTGCCCTTTCTTATGACGGCGTTGATTTCGTGTTTGATGGCGGTTATGGATCGGCAGTTCTTGAATCAAATTCAATCCGACTTATGAATACTAAGTACTGGACATTTGATATGGTTCGAGGCGCAGACTTCAAACCTCTTCAGCCTCAGATGGATCGACCTATCGACCAAGATGCTTTCTTCACGGTTATTATCGTGGAAGGTAACTTGTGTTGTGCGGCTCCTGCTCTACAAGCTGTAATTGCACCATAAGGAGGAGTAAAATATGTCAAGTCAAGCATTTGGAGTAAATCCAGGAAAAACATATACAACTACTGATCTACCTCTCCCAATTGGAGTTGGTTCAGTAGGAAAAACACCTGACGGAACTTGGATGTTCGTTCAAGCTGACGGTGCTATCGACCAATACGCTGCTGTAAAAATCAGCGATGACGGGCAGGCTGCTATGCTGACAACTACTAACGCTGGAAGTAATAACCTCCAGGTTGGTATTGCTCAGGTAGCTGCTGCTAACGATGAATACCTTTGGGTATTCGTTGGCGGTGTTGGCGGTGGTGGAGTAGGAAGCGGAATACAGGTTAAGGCCGCTGCTTCTTACGCTGCTGATGCTAACCTACAAACAACGGCTACTGCTGGTGTTGTTGATGATGCTTCTACTACGCTCATTAAGAACGTAGTCGGGCTTACAACACTCGTGGGAGCTGGAACAGTTGAAGTTAAAACAACTGGATATTTGTCGGTTAATTAAGCGACTGAAGGGGGGGGAGGAAACTCTCCCCCCACTTTTTATTGAGGCATTATGGCAAGCGATTTTACACCTTCTAATCCAGGCGCACTGTTCTCAGCGTCAAAACTAGCAACCGTTACACCTAGCGACAGCACTGATCTCGGTGCGGTAAGAGCTTTGTTTGTAGGCGGCGCTGGTGTTGTAAATGTTTTAGCGCAAGGCGACACTTCTCCAGTACAGATCACGGTGCCAGCAGGGACTTTGTTGCCAATATTTGCAAGCAAGGTTTATTCAACAAGCACAACAGCAACGCTTATTGTAGCAATGTACTAGTATGTTTATTGGCATTAAAGGTCTTGGAGTTGTAGGTTCGGTGGTCGGCAATGTAA